TTAAGTATACAACATGTTACATTTGAAAAAAAAGGTGAAAATGAATTTGGATATCCTATAACAAGATATAATGATCAAGGAGAACCTATAATAAAAGATATTAAGATATATAATTTACCTTATCTTAAAAGTGAAGTTCAAAGTATAATAAAATGGCTAAAAGATAATCCGCAATGTTAGTAAAATTATTTGACATACAAAACAATAAAGTTGTTCCTAGTGAACATTGTTATACATTAAAGTCTTTAAAAACTGTTATGGAAAAATATCCAGATACTTATTTATCTGTATATCAATATGTATTTTATATGACATGTCCAGATCCTGATATGAATCCTTTTTTTAATATGCCTGAGCATGAAAAAGAAGATATGATTATAGAAGAGATAGGTTTAGAAGAATCACCAGAAGACGGTGCAATAAGACACGCAATAGATACGTGTAAAGAATTATATGAAACTCCTACATATAGAGCTTATAAAGGTATTAAAACAATGTTAGATAGATTAGCTAGATATATGGAGACTACGTCTATTGATCACGGTAGAGATGGTAATTTAACTGCATTAGTTAATACTGCTGCTAAGTTTGATCAAATAAGACAATCTTTTAAAGGAGCATATACTGATATGAAAAATGAACAACAAAGCTCTGTCCGTGGTGGTCAGGGTTTAGCTTATGATCAATTATAAATTTAAATTTTAAAATATGTCAAAACAACGTGTAATCCCAATTGGTAAAATGTTATTAGTAAAGCCAGTTGAAAAAAAAGAAACTTATAAAAATACAAATATCATTCTTGCGCCTGAACAAGTTCAACAAATACCTAAAGGTACTGTTGTAGCAGTAGGAGCAAAAGTAAATGAAGAAATTAAACCAGGAGATTTTATTCAATGGGTTTTAGAGCATAGAGATGATAGAGAATTTGAACATGAAGGAAAACCTCATTTACTAATGAGTGATCATGCTATTGTATGTAAACTAGAAAATGTATAAAAAAATACCCACTTATAAAAAAGGAGAGTGGTCATATACTGAGTTTGAAACTCAAGAAGAGTTTGCTAGGTATTTGACCACTTTGTTTAAAGAGCCTGGTCAATATAGTTTTGATAAAGTAGCTCTACTTTTCAATGAAGAAGCTAATAAATTTAATAAGAATGGATTTTACTGTGATAAACCGTTTAGATCTAAAGATTATATAAAGTATTGGAATGATCAAAAAGAAAAATGTAGAGAAGGTGTTATATATTATGGAGAAAAAAATACATGGTATATAACAAGAGATTATTATATGTGGTTAAACTTCTTACCAATTTTTGATAAAGAAGAAAAGAAATATGGTTTTGCTAAAGTAAGAGATGCACAATATCATATGGCATTATATGAAGCATTAGCAGAAATTCATCATAAACATGCAGCTATACTTAAAAAACGTCAAATAGCTTCTTCTTATTTTCATATGGCAAAAATTTTAAATCAATTTTGGTTTGAAGAAGGATCTGTATGTAAAATAGGCGCATCACTTAAAGATTATATAAATGATAAAGGTTCATGGAAATTTTTAGATGAATATAAAACATTTCTTAATGAACATACTGCCTGGTATAGACCTTGTACTCCAGAAAAGGTTTTATTATGGGAACAAAAAATTGAAGTAAGAATAAACAATAGAAAAACTAATAAAGGTTTAATGTCTAAAATACAAGGTGCTTCTTTTGAAAAAAATCCTACAACAGGTGTTGGTGGACCTTGTACTTATTTCTTTCATGAAGAGGCTGGTATTGCTCCTAAAATGGATCAAACATATGAATATATTAGACCAGCAATGACATCAGGTATGATGACTACAGGTATGTTTATTGCTGCCGGTTCGGTTGGTGATCTTGATCAATGTAATCCACTAAAGGAGTTTATATTAAATCCTGAAGTAAATGATATATATGCTGTAGAAACAAATCTTATGGATGATAAAGGGACTACAGGTGTAGCAGGATTATTTATTCCAGAACAATGGTCTATGCCTCCACATATAGATAAGTATGGTAATTCATTAATTAAAGACGCATTAAAAGCAATAAAAGAAGAAAGATCTCAATGGCAAAAAGATTTAGCACCTGAACAATATCAATTACGTATATCTCAAAAACCAATTAATATTGAAGAAGCTTTTGCATATAGAGAAGCTGCAATATTTCCTCAAGCTGTTATATCAACTCAAATAAGAAAAATAGAAGAAAAAAAATATCCATATGAATTTATAAAATTAGAAAGAGATGAGAATGGTATTAAAGCAACACAAACTAAAAAATTACCTATAACAGATTTTCCAGTTAAAAAGAAAATGGAAGATAAAACAGGATCTTTAGTAGTGTGGGAAAAACCAATAAAGAATCCTACATTTAGTACATATTATGCATCTATTGACCCTGTATCAGAAGGTAAAACAACTACATCAGATTCTTTGTGTAGTATATTTGTTTATAAAAATCCTGTGGAAATTACAAGACAAACAGCTGATGGATCAGAAACATTTATAGAGGGTGATAAAATTGTAGCAGCATGGTGTGGGAGATATGATGACATAAATAAAACACATGAACAACTTGAACTTATAATAGAATGGTATAATGCTTGGACATTAGTTGAAAATAATATATCTCTTTTTATTCAACATATGATAGCTAAAAGAAAACAAAAGTATTTAGTACCTAAACAACAAATAGTTTTTTTAAAAGATCTAGGATCTAATCAAAATGTATTCCAAGAATATGGTTGGAAAAACACAGGTACACTATTTAAAAATCATCTAGTTTCATATGCTATTGAATTTGTAAGAGAAGAGATAAATCAAGATACTGATGAGCATGGAAATGTTTTATCTACTACATTGGGTGTTGACAGAATTCCAGATAAAATGTTATTAACTGAAATGATGCAATACTTTCCAGGTTTAAACGTGGATAGACTTGTAGCATTTTCTGCATTAATAGCATTTGCAAAGTTACAACAAGCTAATAGAGGGTATTTAAAGCGTAAAGAAAGTGATAAGTCTGTTGATAACTTGGAAAAGTCACAAAAAATGTATAAATTATCTAGTAGACCTTTTAAAAATTTAGGAAGGTCTAAAGGTAGTTTTGGTAAAAGAAAACGCAAATCTCCTTTTAAAAATATTAAATAAATGAATTGGGTAACTACATCAACAAAATATCTTCCAAATTGGAAATCAACTTCATCATTTGGTAAAGTATTAATTAACTATACAATAAAAAAATAGTCTATGAAAGTTTTAAATGCTTTACAAATGAAAAAAGGAGCCAAAGCAGATAGTAAAGGTTATCCTTCTTCAGCTACATTAACTCAACCTGTACAGTTTTTATCATCTAAAAAGAAAGATGATGATTGGACTGCATGGAATATTGATTGGCTAGAACTACAAGGAATAGAATATTTAAGAAAAGTATCTAGAAAAGTTTTAAAAAATTATAAACTTGCAAAAGGTATAATTGATAAAACAGATTATATTGTAGAAGAAGATAATGAGTATAAAGATCTAATGGATGTTTTAACTAAAGAAGATGACTCTGCTTTAGAATTAAAATTTTATCCTATAATCCCAAATGTTATTAATGTTCTTTCAGGAGAATTTTCTAAAAGATTTAATAAAGTACAATTTAGAGCTGTTGATGATATTTCATATAATGAAATGTTAGAAGAGAAAAGAAGACAAGTTGAAGAAAATTTATTAGCAGATGCTGAACAAAAACTTATAATGAAAATGCTAGAGCAAGGAATGGATCCTAATTCTGAAGAAGCTCAACAGCAATTAAATCCAGAAGCAGTAAAATCATTACCTGAAATAGAAGATTTCTTTTCAAAAGATTATAGAAGTTTAGTTGAAGAATGGGCGGCTCATCAGCAAATAGTTGATGAAGAAAGATTTAAAATGCATGAACTTGAAGAAAGAGGATTTAGAGATATGCTTATTTGTGATAGAGAATTTTGGCATTTTAAAATGATGGAAGATGATTATGAAGTAGAATTATGGAATCCAGCATTAACATTCTATCAAAAATCTCCAGATACAAGATATATATCAGATTCTAATTATGTAGGTAAATGTGAAATGATGACAGTATCTGATGTTATAGATGGTTACGGGTATTTAATGAATGAAAAACAATTAAGATCATTACAAGAAATATATCCTGCAAGATCTGCAATGTATCAAGTTGGAGGTCATCAAAATGATGGATCTTATTATGATCCTACTAAATCTCATAAATGGAATACTGAAATGCCAGGATTAGCATATAGACAATTTGTGAGTAATTGGCAAGGAAACCCTAATAGAGGATCTGATGTAATTAAATGGATCTTAAATGAAGGAGAAGATATGTATAATTGGGGAGAAGGAGAGATGATGAGAGTAACAACTGTTTACTGGAAGACGCAAAGAAAAGTTGGACATTTAACTAGAGTAATGCCAGATGGAGAAGTTATTCAAAAAGTTGTTGACGAAAATTTTTCATTAACAGAAAAACCAATTTATAACACTAATCTGTTTAAAGATAAAACAAAAGATAACTTAGTTGAAGGTGAACATATAGACTGGATTTGGATTAATGAGGTATGGGGTGGTGTTAAGATAGGACCAAATCTTCCAGCTACTTGGAGACAAACTTCAACAGAAGTAAATCCTATATATTTAGGAATTAATAAAGCAAAGCCTGGTAGATTACAATTTCAATTTAAAGGTGATAATAATCTTTATGGTTGTAAACTTCCAGTAGAAGGTAGAGTATTTTCTGATAGAAATACTAGATCTACATCATTAGTAGATCTAATGAAACCTTATCAAGTTGGTTATAATATGGTAAATAACCAAATAGCTGATATACTTGTAGATGAACTTGGTACTGTAATTATGTTTGATCAAAATGCATTACCGCGTCATTCTATGGGTGAAGACTGGGGTAAGAATAATATGGCCAAAGCATATGTAGCAATGAAAGATTTTGGTATGTTACCATTAGATACTTCAATAACTAATACAGAAAATGCTACAAACTTTAATCATTATCAGACATTAAACATGGAACAGTCTGGTAGATTAATGACTAGAATACAATTAGCTAATCATTTTAAACAACAAGCTTTTGAGGCTATAGGTGTTAATTTAGAAAGAATGGGAATGCCTATTGCACAACAAACTGCAACAGGTGTAACACAAGCTATGCAGCAATCTTATGCTCAAACTGAAATGTATTTTATTCATCATTCAGATAATCTTATGCCTAGAGTACATAAGATGAGAACTGATTTAGCACAATTTTATCATAGTAATGTTCCAAGTGTTAGACTTAGTTATTTATCCTCTGAGGCAGAAAAAGTAAACTTTACAATAACAGGAACAGATTTATTAATGAGAGATTTTAATATTTTCTGTACAACTAGAACAAATCACAGAGCAATATTAGATCAACTAAAACAATTAGCAATGACTAATAATACATCTGGTGCTAGTATTTATGATCTTGGTAATATTATAAAAGCTGATTCTATTGCTGAAGTTACTGATATTCTGAAAGATTCAGAAGCTAAATTACAACAACAGCAACAAGCTCAACAACAATCTCAACAACAAATGCAACAACAGCAACTTCAAGCTCAAGCTCAAGAAAAACAAGCAGAGCGTGATTTTGAAATGCAGAAACAAGAAAAAGAAATACAGAAAGATATTACTGTTGCTGAAATTAGAGCATCTGGTTATGGTGCACAGACTGATGTTGATATGAATCAACAAAGTGATTTTAAAGATGCAATGGATGATATACGTAAAAGAGATGAATATAGAGAACAAATGAATCTTAAAAGAGAAGAGTCTGCAAGAGAAAATGCTAATAATATTGCTAAAAATAATATTGAAAGAGAAAAAATGTCTACACAAAAACAAATTGCAGATACACAACTTCAAATTGCAAGAGAAAATAAAAATAAATATGATGTTCAAGGCTCAAAAAAAGACAGCAAAAAGAAGAAAAAGTAACCATAGCTATATACTAGTAAAAAAATAAAAAATCAAAAAAATTTCTAAGGTTTACTTATAAAAGTTTTGTATATTATATATGTATAACCATTAAAAACCAAATTAATTATGGCTGAAGAAACCAAAACAGTAGAAACAAAGGTTGAACAAGTAGATGTCAATCTTGATGATATTTTTAACGCAGCACCTGGGGGAGAGTCCATAACGTTGCCTGAAGATACAAAACCAAATATATTTAGTAGAAAGAATACTGATGTTTCTTTTTTAGATCCTACATCCAAAGGTGCTAAAAAAGAAGAAGTAAAAGAAGAAGAAAAAAAAGAAGAAGTTGAAGCTACTACTGAAGAAGTTAAAGAAGAAAAACAAGTTGTAGAGGAATCTAAACCTGATAATAAAGTAGAGGAAAAAGTAAATTTGGATGAAGTTTTAGGATTATCTGAAGAAGAACCTTCAGAAGAAACTACAACTAAAAGAGGAAGAAAATCTATAGATGGAGTAGGAGATGTTTTTAAAAAGCTTATAGATGATGAAAAGCTTTTTGCATTTGATGATGATAAAGAGATTGATGAGTACAGTGCAAAAGATTTGCAAGAATTAATTCAAGCAAATCTAGAAGAAAGAGAAAAGGCTGTTAGAAAAGAAACACCAAAGCAATTTTTTCAAAGTTT